CGTACTCTTCCGCGTGGGAATAGGCGCGCCAGCCACTCCAGGTCTTGTCAGGCTCGTTCTCGGGCTCTATGCCGCAGAGCAGGTCCAGGCCGGTGGAGCCGTCGGCATCCGTGAAATAATCCTCCTGCCCGAGGTCGCGGTTGCCGAATTTGGCGCCAAGGGCCATGCACAGCTTGGCGTAGGTCCTGTAGGAGCCGGGGGACATCGTCGCCTTGAAATACTCCGCCAGTCCGCCGACGCCCCGCGAGGGAAGGGGTGTCCAGACGTCCTCAAGCCAATAGCCGTCGCAGGGACGGTTATCGCCGTTCACCGGAGGGTACTTGCAGTAGTCGAACGTGCCGATAAAGGTGAGGTAAGGGCGCAGACCGTTCTTCTTATAGGTGCCCAGCAGGTCGATGAACCCGTCCACGCCCCCGTTACCTGTAATCCAGGGAATATTGTCCACGCGGAATTTCATGTCGGCAAGCCGGGTATAGGCGTCCGCAGTGTTGTAGTTCGTGGCGAAGTGACCGGGATGGATATACAGGCGTACCCGCTCGCCGCTGCACATCGAGTGCAGGCGCCCCTGCTGGTAGGCGTGACCGTTGGTGCAGAAGAACTGGTCGACCGTATGCCGCCCGACCGCGCGGCGTATGGGGGGCATGATGCCGCCCGGGCGGGCGGTGACGGGACGACCGTACAGGAGTATGTTGTTGATGGCCTCGATGGTACTGTTCCACTCTTCCTTTGGAAGCCCTTCGGACAGGCCGGAAAAGCCGAAGTCCATCAGGTCGAACGAAAGCTTGACGAAGCGGCACTTCAGGCCGGAGAAAGGCAGGGACTGCCAGGTATTGAACCCGTGTTCCATCGCACCCACGTATTCCCATTCGTAGCCGAAATCCTTCATCGCGAAAACGGAATATTTGGGCTTGCTGGTCGAGAAGACGAACAGCCGGTCGAGGGAATGTACGGAGAACAGGTCGATGAATATGTCATAGGGCACCGAGGCGCGGCTGTACTTGTTGGCAAGCCAGTAGGTGGGAAAGGACTTGTTGGACGTGTCCGGATAGCCGTCTTCCAGGTATTGGTTAAGCTCGGACTCGTCAACGGCCCTGTCGATCGTGCAGAGGCCGCCGTCGCTGTCAGTCGACGCCGTATTGTCCTGGGCAAAGATGTTTTTGGCCGTGAGGTTGATACGGTACGCCTTGGAGAGGTCTTCGGCGCCGGTGGTGCGGCAATAGGCGAAATCGGAGGCCGCGGAGACATACCGGACGCCGTAATTCACCTTGACGGACTTCAGATAAATGTAATACTCCTTATTCGGGGAAAGGGAGGAAAGGGTCATCCGCTGCAGGGTACCGGGGGAACCGGGCGCGGGAACGCCCTCCACGTTCTTGAGCCCCTCCCAGACCTTGGGGTCGTCGGCATCCACAAGGCCGTTCGCGTAACGGATGTCGTATCCGGTCACCTTGTCATAGATGTTGTTTCCATGCGGCGCGGTCCACTGGACCGTGCAGACGCTTGAATCGTAATATACGACCTGGAAATCCGGGACCTTGGAGGGGGTCGGGTACTGGACATCGCCAAGCACGGTGTTGCTGTGCATATAGATGGTGTCGCCGACGCGGTGGTAGGACAGCAGGGCGACGGTATCGCCGTTCAGGGGAAGGTCTATGGTCCCCCTGATGTTGTCGGCAAGGGATATCTGTTTGAAGCCCGTCTGGAAGACGAGGATCTTGCCGGCGCTGCCGTCCTTCGTGCCGGTGATGGAAAGGTTGAAGATGCCGGCATCACCCGAAAGCGTGACTTTCGCATAGGGGGTCCTCGTGAAGTCAACGATGATATCATTGCCGGTGAACCCCACATCGGCAAATTGCTCAAGGCTGAAGGTCTTGAACACGTCAAGGTTCAGGGGCTCGTATTTGGCGCCCGCCCAGATATAAAGCGCATCTCCGACCTTAAAAAGGCCGTGAGTGTCCGCACCGTTCGGATGGGCGGCTTTCAGATCGTCCAAGGTGTTATAACTGCCCAATATGATGAAATCAAGGCTCTGACCCTTGTCGCCGTCACGGCCTTTCAAGGAGGATACCGGAACGGCTACCGTACGCTTGACGCCATTCAAGAACTGCACGCCGGGAAGGGAACGGATGCCGTCAAGCGTTTCGGCGGAAGGAACGTTCTCAACCTGGATGGCGGACTCTTTCAAATACGGACCAACCAGGGCGGCAAGGTCGCGCAAGTCTTTATCGGATAATTCGTCTAATAGTCCCATAGTTATGCATTATTCATATTTTTTATAAAGTTTGCCGTCACGGTAAAAAGACAGGCTGCCGGGTTGAAGGACGCAGTCCCTGCTCGAATCAAGCTGGTAGATGCGGCACGAGCCTTGCGTCAAGGTGATGCCGGAGCCTCCTATAAGGTCCTCAATGTTCGCGCCGCTCGCGCCGTAATAGGCGGTTCGGACCAATTCGTGATTCTTGTTGTAGTCGCGCATGCGCAGGCGGGGCAGGTAGGGCATGTCGGATTGCTCGATGAAAGTCATTTCGCAAACCGTGTCATTGTTTTCATTGAACATTTTAAAGGAGTTTGTTTCCGGGTCGATCTCGACGCGCCTGCCGTTTAAGGAAGTGACCACCTTATTGGTCAGGACCTTACCGGCAATCAGTGTGTCCACGTCTATCAGCTCCAGGTTAAGATACCCGCCTACAAGGACAGCCTTACCGCCGGTGGCGGCATTCTCGACAAGCTGCGCGTAATTGGAATAGCCCAGCTGCCGCGCCACATCGTCCTTGGCCGTCATGCTCGCGCTGCCGAACGCCTGCTCGTAAGCCGTCTGGAAGTCGGGGGCGAAGCTCTCGAAGGTGACGATGCCCTTCAGGTTGATGTGCGAGGAATTAAGGAAGATGCCTTCGGGAGTCACATTAAACAAAGAGATGGCCTTGGTGCCATCTGGCCAGCAGGCGCTCGCCCATATCTTGGTGCCGTCGGCAGTGGTAAGCCAGCCGCTCTCACGGATGGTCCTGTTGATATTGTCGATGGAGGTAACCATGGCTTTGATGCTGCCCGCCATCTGGGTAAAGCTGCTGTTCACTTCCTGCTTGAAGTCATCCAGCGGACGGTTGGTCAGTGTTACCAGGTTGATATGGATATCGCCGGTGAACTGTATCAGGAAGTCACCCGTACCGTCCCAATTGCCGGAGAACTCAAACATGCGTGCAGTGCGGTTGATGGCGATGGAGGCGGTCTTGTATAGTCCCTGCCCGGAAAAGCCGCAGCTCAAGGTGCCGCTGCCGGTACAGATATAACGGAGCGAGACATAGAATTTGCCGGATTGCGCGGGCTGCGTAAGGTTGGCATTGGGTTGCTTTACGTAGCTGTCTTTCAGACGGAGCCACAGTTTGCCGTCATAGGTCACTACGCCGGCAAGCCTGCCGGCATCGGAAAGGTACTCCGAATTGGCCTGCAACAATTCCTCAGCCTCCAATACCTGCACGTCGTCATCACGGACCCAGCCCTCCATGTCCTTCACGAAAGAGGCGTTCAGAAGGTAGTTGTCGGTCTCGTTCAGGACGTATTCCACGCTCTGAATCTCCGTCTTGATCAGGTTCTCAAGTATCTGCAACTCGGTGGCTATGTTGACACCGGTCTTCAGGATGAAGTCACCGACATACCTGTTGCCCTTCGGAGAGGTCACGCTGACCTCTTTGCCTGCAAGGGAATAGCTGTCGATATAGGCATACTGCTTATAGGACGGGGCATCAGGACCGTATGCGGACAGGACGATGGCGTTCATGCCGGATTCGTCGCCGCGGTGCCCGAGCTGGCAGATGTCGTCACCGGATTCAGGAAGGTCGCTTCCAGTATCGCAGTCGGTTTTTGATAAATCAATGTAGTCATCGCCCACGGCGGTCACCAGGCGCCAGTAATATTTCTGGCCGCTACCGGTGAACACCTGGCATCTGGCCTGGGCGCCGACAGTGAATTCCTGCTCAACTTCATACCGGCCTGATTCATTTGCCCCGCCCCGGTCAAAGTAGCAACGATAGGCGTCATCCTGTTCTTCAACCCGGACGCACTTCATACGGGCGGGAGACAATACCAGCTCACCGCCGATATGGCGTAACGACTCGATGATCAGTTCCTTGAAGACGGCCTTCATGCGCACGAAGAGCTCGTCAACCTCAAGGTAGGATTTGCCGGTTAGCGGGTTAATCTGGATGGCGGCGCCGGAGCCGAGAGCGCCGGGGGAAAAGGGACCGACCTCTAAGCCTCCGAAGAGACGCAATAGATAGTCAGTGCTATCAGGCTTATCTTTTGATAACTTCTTCTCCAGTTCCTCTGCTACGAATGCAAATAACTCATCTATATCACCTAATTTAACAAGTAGTTCCTCAAAATTCAGGCCTATCTTCGCAAAGTTCCTCTCCAGCTTCAGGCGTACATCCCTACCGGTATCCTGCGCACCATTCCAAGGAACTATATTTTCGTACTTATTATCCATAATTATCTCAGCTCCAGTTCATGACCGTTAAACTCCAATAACAGAGGTTGCCAGCACATTCCATATTCCATTGTATCCAGGTCGATAAAATTCAGCATATAGTCCGCAAAGCGGTTATTTTCTTTCCGGCTTTGCTTGCGAAGACGGGCACGCTCTATCTTCACAATACCGCCACTCTTCCGACGTTCATAGCTGTAGCTCATGAACGCGAAGGAAAAATTCTCTCCACGTTCACTGCATCGTCTCATCTCATTGATTGCCTCGTGTACTTCCATGATGCAAAATTATTATCCGGTTCCGCATTAAAAAAGGACATCTCAACGGCTCACATTTTTCTCTAACTGTTCCACCCTCTTAATACTATCACGCACTTTGCGAGCATCAACAATCAACTCCTTGTTACAAACCACCTGTAATAACCGGTTATTCTCTTTCATCAGTTCAACGAGTTGCTTCCATTGTTCCGGTGTAAGTCCGGAAGATGAGATATCGGAAGCCGCAAAAGAAGAACTTGAAGAATCTCCGGTATCCACAAAACCACCTGCATACTTTCCGCTGCGAGTTCTCACCTGCTCAAGTATCTGAGTGGTATTAATCATTCGGATCGTACCATTTTTCTGAGCCACATCGAACACATCCAAGAACTGGCGTACATGAGGATTCGCCACACTTTCATGATTGGCCACAAACTCATTTTTATGCACCGGTATCACTCCGGCCACATCATCCGGGTTACCGTTACGAGTATATCCCTCCACATACTCATCCGAATACCCTCCTGTCTTCAGTCCCTTTGCTTCATCACGTTGCTGCTTGGCAACGGCGATCTGAGCCGCACCGCTGGCGATGGCTGCCGCAGCTCCCAATGCCGGTCCCACGATGGGAATACCCGCCATAGCCTTGTATGCCTCCATAGCGGCAACAGCGGTGGTTGCGGTCACTTGAAGAACAGAAGCAGCAAACTGCTTATCGGCATACTTCTTCTTTACCTGATTGATCGCCTCTTCTTTCTCCTCCTCCAGCTTGGTAGTATCCTTACCCGCTTTCTTGGCCGCTTTGATTTCTTTGTCATACTTGCGGGTAACTTTACTTATCTCTGCATCCTGCAATGCACTGACTACCTGACTGGCCGCTGCCGCTGCCTGAGCGATAACATCAAATGTCGCTTTTGTCTTCTCCTCACGCAGTTGCTCCTGTTCTTCATTGATACGTGTCTTCTCTTCTTCATACTCCTGATAGGTAATGAGGTCCGCATCATACATGGCCTGAAGGATATTGTTTTTCTGCTCAAAATCAGAGGTATTATCAATCTTCTTATAACCGGATTCCCGTTGTTTTGCCTTGCCCTCTTCTTTGTCCTTGATATCCATGTCCAGCAACTTGTTATCAATGGAAGAAGTATCTTCGCCATAGGCAGCAAGCATATCCCTACGCTCCTCAAGATACTGCCGCTCCTGTTCCTTCAGCCGCTCCTGATAGTCAGCTTCAGTCTTGATATCCCCCTCCAGATAAGCCCTCTTGATATCTTGCACTTGCTCTTGATAGTCACCTTCTTGCTGTGCGAGGATATCACTCTGAGTGTTCTTATTTACCGCCTGCGTTGCCTGATAGAGCCTGTCAGCTTCAGCAATCATCTTATCATAAATTTGCCCCTGTATCTGCGACGTATCTTTACCATACTTTTCCAGCAAGGCCTTTCTGCTCAACAAGTATGTAGCTTCAGCCTTATATAATTCTTGCTGATATTCATCTTGCGTCAGCTTCTCATTCAGGAGTTCCTCTTTAAGGATATTCTGTTGCTCTTGATAGTGTTGCTGTAAAGCAGTCTCTTTGGCTTTAAGAGCTTTATCCATATTATCACCACAGGTACAAGGTTTATTACCACAAACCGGGCATTTATCATCGTCTCCATCGCCATCAGGAACAATCTTCTTAACGTTAGCCGGTCTGGAAGCTATCAATTTCTGTGTGTATAAATCCTTATACTCATTCTTCAGTCCTTCAAGTACCTTCCGCTCTTCTGCCAATTTGGTTCTGACATCTTCTCTTGCCATAGCCCCCATCAGAGAGTTATCTTTCAACGCAGGAGATTTTTCCAGTTCTTCAATAGCCTTGTATCTATCAAATAATTCCTTACGTAAGGTCTGAAGCTTGATATTAAGTAGCAAGGATTCATTTAATTTGTCCAGTTTTTCGGTTGATTCATTTATAACCTTACCTTCATCAGAAATTTGAGCTTTGTATTCAGGCATAATTTCTTGAAGTTTCAAGATGGCCGCTCTACGATCATCCAATGACTTGTTACTATTATGTATGACGTCCCATAAGTCCTTAACCTTATCTTTCTCTTTTTCATAGAGATTAGTAGCCTTTTCTTCAATCTTATTCAAAGTGGCCTGTAAATCGTATCTCTCACGTATGCTTTTATTCCATTTATAAGAGATACCGATAGCAGCAGTTATTGCAGAAAACAATAAACCGAAAGGACTTACATTTAATATAGACCAGAAAGCCTTCATTGCCGTTGCCGCTCCTTTCAGGCGGAAAGTCAACAACTCAACAACCGCACGATAAAGCATCGTACTGGCAGCAACCGCCTTTGTCGCCAAGTTGGTAGATGCCATTTGTACAGCGAAACGTTTTAGCGCCTTTACATCTCCTGCAAGCGCATCATTCAGCGCAATGGAAGCCAATTTATAAGCTCCCATTGCAATAGTGGAAATCTTGGTAATGGTATTAACGACTGCATGAGCAGCGGCAAGAACCTTTAATCTTCCTGTATAAGCTGCTATGACTAATGACACCGTAAGTATAGTGCTACCGTATTGAGTCAGAACAGTAATAAGCGCACTCAGTCCTTTCACCGTCAGGCTACCGGTAGTTATCATATATTTCATCACCGGTTGCAACTTCTCTCCAAGCTCTACCCGCACATCCTTGAAGTTCTTTCTCGCCTTATCCAGTCCTGCCTGAACCGTATTATTCTGCACATTGAACTCATTGATGATACTTGTGCCGTCCCGATACGCATCATTCGCCAATTTTTGAGCAGTACGAATATCATCAATCTTTCCGGCCATGGTACTGATCACACCCGATGCACGTACACCATCCAACCCCATCTCTTTGAACATAGGTGCCAGCTGATCCAGTCCACCCTTCTTATTCAAAGTATCCAGGAACTGAAGTATCGCTTCATTCGCGTCATTCTTGATGAGTGAAGAAAACTCTTCCACGCTTTGCCCAGCTATTTTTGCAAACTTGACCGGCTCCTGATACATCTTCATCATCAATGTCTGGAAAGCAGTAGCCGCCATTTCCTGTTGCTGCATATTCTGATCGAGTACAGAGGCATACCCGAGGATATCACCCTGAGCAACTTTCGCCTGATTTGCCGCACCTGCAACGCGGGCGGTAAACCCAACTAAGTACGCTTCAGCTGCGGATGAATTTTGAGCTACCTCATTGATGGCGGAACCAGTGGCTAACATCGCTCCCCGAAGCCCCAACTTCTCATCCTCACCGAACATCTGTGCCAACTTACCGATATTCTTTACCGCATCTTCGCCAAGGTCTTCACCCAGTGCCACATTGATTTTATCGGCAGCATCCACAAACTCCAAAACATCTTTTTTGGCAGTAATCCCCAAACGACCGGCATCACCTGCCAGTGCATTCAGCTTTTCTCTCGGAGTCCGGGTATCCATCTGCTTAAATTCTTCATTCAGGCCTTTCACCTCTTCAGCTGTCATTCCGGTATATTTCCGCACCTGGCTCTCCGCTTCCTCCATCTCTGCAAACTCATCCACACATTTACGCGCGGTCATTGCCACACCGGTAAGCGAAGCGATGGCACTGGCACCAATAGCCGCATACTTATTGAATCCGTCTGCCATCTTTGACAGGGAAAACTTCGTATCACGTGCCTGCACTTCCAGTTCCTTCATCCGCTGTTTGGTCAGCATATAGTCAGCCCGCAGAGCTTTCCACTTTTCAGTACCAGGAATAGCATTATCCATCTGAGCTTTCAGGGATCGTGCTCCTTTACGAAGTTCATTATAGCTTAACGATGTCAGCCCCGCTTCCTTACGTAGCCCATAGAGCGACTTATTCAGTTTATCCTGTTGTTTCTCCAGTTCTTTATATGCAGCCGAATCCTTCTTGCCATCAGCTTCCAGCTTCTGCATCTCTTCACGTACTTTCGCAATCTGTTCCCGCGTCTCATCGAACTTCGCTTTAGCTTCCGAATTATCTATCCGGATGGCAACTCTGAAATCATTGATACTTATAGCCATACCCATTGATATTTATACGGCAAAAGTACCCTGCCACCATGCCTTGAAAAAGGACATAAAAAAAGCCCGGCTATCCATCACGAACCACCGGACCCAACCTATTGAACAAAAAAATCAGCCATCTAACCATCGCCCATTATCCAGCCACACACCGCCATCCCGCCATCTACCATCTGCCAATATCCAACGGGCATCCGCTTCTGTATCACTAATGTGAATCGGATAAAAAGTACCTGTCCAAGCCCCTTTACGTCCGTTAGCATCCAATGTAAATTCCATATCTTTACAGATATACCGTTTATTACGAATTTCAAACACTGACCGCGTATCATATACATTCGGATCATACGTTTCTATCTTCACCCCTTTAGTGTAATCAATGTCATAACCGCCCTGATACAACAGTTTATCAAGTGTAACAAACCGAAGCGAAGCACCTTCGGTATTAGTTTTATAAAGCGACTGCCCTCTATCGGATATAAGATTTATTGAATATTCATCAACGTAAGGAACCGGATACATCAGATGAACCCTGTCAGCAGTCACAAAGTATATCATTCCCGTATAAAATGCTAAAGATATTGTCTTTTTGGACTCAGAGGGCTGCGATGAGTTATTCTGTATCATCTCTATTAGCGTCTCTTGTGTCGTGTCTGTTTTATCGGCACCGAAAATCACAGGCAAATAATACTTGTAAACGCTGGTTTCTCTCCCACCATACGAGTTGATTTCTACCACTGTATATGCCGCTGGAACAATTTCCAGTTCCACGGTACCCGTAGCATCTTCACGCTCCATACGGGCAAACTGATTTACCATTGTATAAGAAAGCACATCGCCTTCAGTTACAAGGCTCATATACTCCCTTCCGTCCCTTTCATCCTTATATATGGTATCTATCCGCTTATGTTCTGACATAGAAAACCATGCTGCCAATCTTGGAAGACGACTGTTTGAACTTTCAAAGTCTTCAGGTATAGTATCATATAAAGCCTTATTTTTGACTGCCTCGGACAAAGATGCCCATCTCCAGAAATCACAATCGTCAAATTTATATTCAACATTAGATACAACAGGATCATCCACATCATTATCTTCGTCTTTCTCCACCTCATAAACATCTGTCACTTGCCCCACATGAGCAGACTGGCATCCCGCAAAAAAAGAAGCATTGAGTACTATCCGCACAGTACGATATCTGTTGTCAACCAAAAATGTTACATTGAACAATTTTTCTATCTCATTAAAAAAGTCGCTGACCGACCATCCCGGAAGCATTTTACTCCATTCTCCAGTATATTCTGTATGACAAATATATAGGTTTTTAAAAATAGTATCCGTTAATTCGTTATATTCAAGACTGTAACCCAATGCCTGAATCAAATCCTCCATATAGGGCATCAGATAGGGCTGAGGAGTTATATAAAAGAAATCATCTGTCGCCGGATTACCGGTGCTGGATATACCAGCCCTTGAATCCATGCACCATTTGTTATGTACCTCTCCCGTTGTATCATCTTTCACCGGTGCCAAACAGTAATCTACATCAGGATAGCTTTTCTGCACATATTTCAAAAAATCGGGATTACCCGATATCACCTCTTTGTCAAAACCAGGAATGGTTTTTCTCATCTTCAAAGATGAAATTTGAAGGTCTCCACCAATGAAATAATTCAATTCAGAATTTCCGCTTGCAATTTGCAAAGATACCGTTTCATCTGTCCATCCCGTTATTACCTCTATCCCATTGCAATATACACGGTTATCAGCCATCAACACGGCAGAACGCTTCTCCACAATTTCTTGTATGGAGTTCAGCCTATTCAAATGCTTATACAACTCTGCATTCACCCGATTAGTAAGCGGTAAAGTTATATCATACGTGTACTCTCCATTCTTGGTAACAAAAGAATTTTCACGCTTCACCTGCACACTAAAATCTTTCGGCAGTACTACCGAAACCCCATCAATAAACAACTCAGTCATAATCCGTCAATTTAAGTCCTATACTCAGCCCATTGAATCCGCCAAATACGTCATACTCCCATTCCGTATTAATATCCTCGCCACCGGATATCTCTCCACAAACAAAGTCCATATCTCGAATTTCATCTTTCAATATGCACATCACATCCTGCATCCTGGCATAGTGAGTTATTTCATCTTCATCCGTCTCATCACCTGCCGGAACTTTTTCCAGCAGGAAAAGCAGGAGGCGATTATCTTCTTTGTAATTATCTGCATTCCCCTTTGATTCTGCATCCGGAAAGTTTGCACACAGGAAGAATCCGGCCTGATCTCTCAGTTTCTTCGTCAGATGTTTATCACTGACCGCAAGTATCACCCCATCTATTTTCATTTCACTCCGCTGGTTGATCCTGGCTCTCAGCTCTGCCAATATTTCGCGGTATTTCAGAATATTAATCATACCTGTATCAGATTATTTTGTTCCGGGTCCGCCATGCGGAAAGTGAACTCAACCGCTTTCAGCACACTTCTACGCAACTCACGTTCATATTTTTGTTTTGTTATCAGGATAGGAAGCCATTCCCCATCCACAAGAACATCCGCCTCCTGAGCATTCATAAGATTATGCCATAACTTATAATCACTCTGAAGCATAATGATTCCACTATTGGCCGTATATTCATCCGCCACCTTCACGGCAAATTTACGATCCACACCAAACATGGATGCTGTATCATCTTCATTATTGCCATTGATGGAAATCCCTCCAACAGCGGATAACGTCTCCGGCATATCATAAACATTCTTATAGCGGAAACACCAGGTATCCAGATACCGAGTCTTATCAATCAGGAACTCATAGCCGTTATTATTGCAGTTGACAACATACCGTTCTAAATTCAAATTAGGGAACAGTCCCTTTATCCGTTCCGGACTAACATCAAGAGTCATCGGGGCAACCGTATCTCCACTGTCTACACTCAACAATAAAGTATCACCACTGTTACCGTCAGTAGCATACCCTGTCACTGTCACTTGTGCCCCCCGCCCCATTACCATGCTGACATACTCCTTGCACCCATCGCGGGTAACTTTTCGATTCACCTCACTCAACCAGCCAGGCGCATCCGCATCCTTCTTCGTCTGCATGCGGCTGAACATCACGAAGCTCTGCCCATCCTGAACACCATTTATCAGAAACGTGAATGTACCCGCAGCATCGGTCTGCCAGCTTGTTTCTCCGGCACACCAGACACCCCACAACGCCAGCTCACAAAACTTCCCCAACTTCCGGACGCGCACCTGATTGTTCGCATCAGGAACATACTCTTCATCCAATATCGTTTTACCGCCATACTTCACAGCAAACGTTATTGTAACATCGGTATCAATGATGTAGTCCCGCATTGTCGCGCAGAACTCTTTCTCCCTCGGTCGCTGCAACACATTCATAACCTGCAATATTTATTGCGCCTGTCATTCTTAGGCAACAGTTCGTATTCCGCCAGTCCACCATCACGCGCCAGCTTCATCTCATTCACCCAGGTAGTGGCATCATCCGCCATCCATCCGGCCACTCTCTCCACATCTCCCAGAGATGCCGGTTCACTCTCGCCCATTCCGTTCTCCGTCATAAACCTGCGGATCACCCCGCCAGGAATGGCACTCAGTGACAACCGACGTAATGCCATACTCATGGCCAGCAGTGCCACAGCTTTGCAAGCGGCAAAATGAGCTTCTGTTTCCGGCACATCCTTCTCTTGCAATAATTCATCCCATCCACTACCGTAAGCATGCTTCACCGTCAACATCTGCGCTTCGCGGATGAACGGTGCCAGCATCAGGTACATCCGTTCGCTCCGATCAATGGGAAAGTAGTTGTCGAACGCTTCACCATTCCGGATGATAAGCGTCTGAGACAGCTTGTATGAAGCCGTCTCCGTCCACTCCTTCAACTGCTTTTTATTCAGGTACCGAATAAGCGCATCCACTGCCCGGTAATACTCTTCCAGGTGTAGTGCATCATCCCGATCCAACTGCCACTCCCAGGGAAGCTTCTCACTCCCATCTGTTGTCATCTTGAATTTCCGGCCATCATCCTCATGGCTGAGATCATTCTTCCGGTACATCCGCAGCGTAGCAAGGATGGCAATCGGACGCTGTACTTTACGAACCAGTTCCGCGTCCGCATCTTCTCCGGGTTCAGCATAGTATTTCTCAGCCAAATTCATCACGTCATCCCCTACCAATGCCGCCAATTCTTCAGCGGCCAATTCTATTTCACCGGCAATCTTATCGAACTTATTGTTCGCATAATAATTGCCCGTCAACTCCCGCAATTCCTGCGCCCCCCTATTCTCCTTGTTGAAAATCATAGCTGCTATTTTTTTAAGTTTCTCATCATTTCGTCTGCCCGCTGTTTATCATCGAGCAATTTCATCATGACACGTAGCAACTGAGTGTCATCAGTAGCATCCACATTGCCGAAAACACCACTTTCAGCAACTGAATACAATACACTGTTCATCCCTAAATTCTGGATAATACCAGGTTGAGCCTCCGGACTTTTCCGGTGCCGCTCAAAAATAGGCGCAAAGCAAACCTCCACCCCTTCAATGATAAACGTCCCGATAAACAAGTAATTACAGAAGTAAGCAAACCAGGCATAAATACCCCATTGAATCCACTCCGGCATATCGCGCACCAGTCCCATATACCGCCCCATATATTGCAGCCGGAACGGTTCACGCAATGCGCACCCTTTTTCTTTGACCGGTTTCCGGTAAAGAATGGCACACAACGCTCGCAAATCTACCGGGTTCTGCGTTGCATTGTATTGATTCATCACGGCAGCCGCCTGGCGGAACTCACCGAATGTCAGGTCAGCACCATGACTGGCGGGACCTTGCAGGTACTTGTTTAACCCCCGGGCGTGCCGGGCCTTGCCAGGACCCGCCACTTCGGAAGAAGGTTCACCGTACAGTCATACGTCAACTGAGCAAACGTTACTGTAACACCATCCAGCCCGGTTTCTTCACCCATTATCCACATCCAATCCAGAGTATCAGCCAAGCGATCAATCATCAGCATATCATCCACTCCCCCCAGGCGATATCCCCGGTTTTTCAACACATACGCACACCAGTCACGCTTCACATCACGAAGACTGATACCGGGTTTCTTCATCATCTTATCCCGGATTTTCAATAAATGAACCCACTCCAGCGGCTTCACCTCTTCCCAGCAATCGGGAAATTCAATGTCTTTCTTCTGTTTCATAGCTTTATACTTGATTAGTCGAGCGATCAGGCGCCGACACATTATCTTCTTTGTTAATCACCTTCCGGTAAATACCGAGGAAAATCCCCTTCTTATTCGGGAAATTAATGCGGATAGCATCATTAATGGCCTCCAGTGCGATTTCTTCCGGAATCTGCGTGTCAGCACCGTAGAATATCTTTAGGGCGTAAAGCATCTGGCTACCGCTGTCACTCTTCCCGTCTATAATAATATTGGCCAATGCCGGAGACAAGCCGAAACCAGATGTGGTCGAGCTGTCCGCAATGCGTGATATCTTCGCCTGAGCCTCAATGTACTTGTCTATATTCATTTCAATAGGCTCAATCTTCCAGCTCTGCACATGCCCAAACTCATCCAGAAAGTCCACGCACGAAAAGAACTTCCCAGCATTTTTTTGCCCCGCCATCACGTTCGCAATGGTCTTCGTCACCTCATCCCGCAAACGTTCAATCTCCTTATATACCCGTGCGTCATCCCATTCAGGATGCATCTCACGTAATCTCTGTTCACACTGTGTCCAGTACTCCTGCGGACTATGCACCACATACGCCGCTGCAATCATATTCTCATTCAGATGCCGGATAATCTCCGGAAGATTATTCGCATTCTCCAGCCAGGGAACTGAGCCATAGAAACAGGATATCGCATACATATTCCGCCCGAAACTACGCATACAGTGATACTTAATCGCCGTCTCATATTTCGTCGGATGCCACTTATCGAAAGCCGGATACTTCAGGAAACTGCGGCTCCGGTAACTATCAAAGTCACCGGTCAGATACTCCGTCACATCTTCCAGACGTCGGCTGTCATTCTCCGGCCATACCAGCCGACATTCACCGCTATGCAGACACTCCAATCTGTTCACCCACGGGCGACCAATACGCACACCTTTCCCCATATAATACTTTGTGAACTGCCCGTTCATGTGAGTGTACTCTACCAAGACATCCCGGATATACTTCCGGTAATCCCAACTATCCAGCCACTCCTGTATCTCATCATCCGCCAGCCACTCCTGCACCCGTTCATTCTCCATAATATTCACCCGGTAAAGCAGCGGGCCTTGTCCATACAACAATCCCATTTTCCTGTCCAAGATACCGGGTCCCAGATTATTTTTCTCCAGTAAATTCCGGATAGCATTCGGCATATTATTATCAGGCCCCCAGGGCACAACGCGGACACCCGCCACATTCGTCGGATCACCGTCCCAGTTCTTCGAATCACCATTGAAAAACTGGCTCATCTCCTGGCTCCAGTTCATGTTAATGGCATATTGTCCGGCCACCGTATCCACAAAATTGAAATGCCCTATTTTCTTTTTGATATCTCCCATAACTATCTATTGATAAATATTCTCGTAGTATTCACAAGAAGCGTCCCGCAATACTCTCTCACAATCTCAACCAGTTCCGGAATCGCCTGTTCTATTATCGGATTGAACCACGGTATCGGATTCCTGTTCCACTCCTTATTACTCTTTTTCGTCAGTACGCGTGTGCCACCCTCCATATTATATCCCCGGCCTACTCCCAGATGAATGTAAATACCCTCAGGCCTAAAACCGAATCCGATACTGGTTACTTCTTCTCCAGCAACAATCGGTTTGCCGTAATGACGATAATTCTGTTTCAGTGATCCGGATAACTTTTTATCATTCGCAACCAATTCTCGTATTGAGAGTTTCAGCACCGCATTCACCTTGCTGCCCCAATCCTGTACCCGCGCATTAAACAAAGCCACAGCCTCTTTATCCTGTTGTCGCTCCCATTGCTGTGTTATACCGGTATCGCCTTCAATGATGACATCCAGCGGATACCGTTCTCCAGCCATCCGGTTAGCCTTGCCTCTCCAGCTGTTCCGGTTCTTCTCCATTGCTAAACGTTCTCCATGTGATCCCATGCTGCAAAGATATTTTGCAACCATAACAGGAAAAAGGACATAAAAAATCCCCGATAAACAGTAAAGCCTACCGGGGATTTCATCATATTCACAATTTTACACTACCTCAAATCCTGTCACCGAATTATAACGGCACATCTTAACCACTCCCATTTTTCCGTACTCATTAGGAACAGAACCATAGTTAACCCAAATAGTGATCGGCTCACCCTGTATGAGAGGTTGTTTTGAAGCAACCAGTTTCATCTCCATATTGAAATACAGGGAATGGCAAAACTTAACAAGCCCCTGCTTAGAAAATGTATGCCAAAGCAAATAATGCACCTCTACACATCTCGTCTCTGGTTTAAACATGACAATCCCTTTATCTACAAGATAATTCATACCATGGATATTGCTTACAGCATCCTTCAGTTCCTTTGCTAATTTTTCATTCGTTTTCATACCTACAAAAATACAAAAAATCAAGCAATCTTATTCTTTGAAATATAGGTTTCTTCAGTTATTTCTCCATATTCCAAAGCCTTCACATCTTGCCAATTATAAGAAACACGTTCACCAGTACTCAACCGAATTTCATCAGGTTTCATCCCCATTTCTGAATATATTTCTTTAGCCACAGCAATAATACCCTCCAAACCGTTTGCCGAAAGACTGTAAATAAGTAGATCATTCATTTGAGCCTCCTTTCTGATTGTTCAAATAACCATTAAGAAAGGCAGAAAGCCGTTTTATCTCATCCAATGAAATATTCTCAATGCTACATTGATGCTTATTAAAATCCAGGTTATATTCAACCTGAGCGTTATCTTCACTTCCGGTACTGATTATTTGGCAGATTACAAACTCATCATTCATAGCTTGCCCCCTTCCTCATTAAAAGTAATATTCACACTCCCACCATTGGTATAGATAAGGATGGTTTTACCTTCTCGGGCAACATGAGCACGTTTGTGACCGTCGCACAATTCAGCCCCAAGTTTAACAAGCATTTGCCGGATTTTTTCAACGGATACATAGCGTCCGTGAACGAGTTGATTTTCTTTTTTCATAACGTGATGGTTTTTAGCATTTTGGCATTTTTATAAATAGAAACGGCTGCCATTTCCCGTTTCGCTAAAAACCATCACTGTGTCATGCCGCAAAGCATAAAAAAGTAATATGGGAAAGACAGCCGTCTATATCGTATGTAAGGGCATAAAAAAAGCCCACCAAATATTATGAGCATTAACCGCGCTCTACGACATCGACTAACGATGATGGTTTTTAGCACTGCAAATATGGGGATAATATTTGAAAGTGCAAAACAAAAGTATATTTTTCAATCATATAATTCATCCCTAACTTTCCGAGAACGCTTTTTCTTATTATCGGGAACTGGTTGTTCATCAGTTTCCGATTTACCCTGTTGCTCTTCAAATGATTGTTTCGTATTAAATCCTTCACGAACAGATTCATCCCTTGTTACATATTTACTTAATAACCAGTGATATACATTTTGATTATTAGTAGTAACAACATAAGCCTGTTCAAACTCCCAACCAAGTTTTCCCATATAATTCATAGCGTCAACCATCGAATTAAACTTAATCTGTTTTCCTTGGTCATCAACCATATACTGTTTAGAAGCTCCTGTCCAGAAACTTGTCTCCTGCCCAAAATCAATTGTGACAGTAACTTTATTACTCATAAGTTTCCCTGTACCAAGTAACTCACAAAAAACTTTATAAGGTTTCTGAGCCATTATCCCCATACTGGCGAACATCGCCATCAAAAACAAAATTTTCTTCATACTATCAGATATAAAATTAAACATGCACAAATGTAATATTTTTCTGCGCACATTCACTTTATAATACAAAAAAAGGCTTCCAACTCGTGGAAACCTTCTTTATCCGTCTATGTATAAATTCAGAAAGACACAGCCAATAAAGAATTACCAATATCATGTATAGTGTCCAGTATCAGCTTTTTTCTTTCCGGAGAAGGAACCTTCGTCCCCTTTATATAACTTGCCAACAAACTTTGCTGTATCCCCATCCGGCGGGCAACAGCTGAAATATTCAGTTCCGGATTAGATAAAAAAGCGTCTTGAATACCAGGTGCCGGTTCTTTGGTATCATCATAATAGAAACTCTCATAGCTCATATCCTCATCAATGGCATCCCATCGAATACCATAATCCCAGAACTCATATTTTTCCCGCTCCTCATTTGAAGCAGTCAATAACCGCGGATAGAATAAAAGAGACTGGTATAATTTCTCTCCTTTATCCGTCTGCACATAAATACGGTTATCCGCAAACCACAACTTCGTAATTTTCATATCAACCTCCTTTCTTTATTATTAGAAACCAGAGGGAGTTTAAAACTCCCCGTGGTATTTTTTCCAAGCTTCCTGAATGTTCTCCAGATTCTCTTCGAGCACATATTCAGCCAATTTTAACTCTTTAGGCTTCAGCGTACTTTCAATCAATCTGACCCCATCCTTAATTTCAAACTTCGCACTACCATTCGTACTTCTCACATGACAATGTGGCGGTTGATGGTCTGCCGTAAAAATGATAAATTTCAATCCGAATAAATCTAATACTGTTGGCATAATAATTTGTTTTTTGATTACGCAACAAAGATAGGTTATAATTTTATATCCTGCAAGCAAACAAAAAGAAAAGGTTATAATTTTATATCCTTTTAACAGAGAATGGTTCATTCTCTCCCCTCCGTGGTTGAAGGAACGGAAAAACAAAAAACGAAGTACCGCTTTGGGTCCCATCCCGTTTTGCGAGTGTGCGAGCAAAACGGGATGGGCGCCCCTTTGCGCCCTCCCACTTAAATCATCCCTTCATCACAAAAGCTATAATATCCGTCATTCGTTATAATTACATGATCCATCATCCGAATGTTGAATATCCCTGCCGCCTTTTTCAACTGTTCCGTTAACTTCCTGTCATCATTGCTTGGCTTCGGGTTACCGCTCGGATGGTTATGCACCGCTGCAAATTGTGATGCCCCTGTATCTATCAATACCCGCATAATTAACCGTACATCTGCCGAGGTCTGGTCTATACCACCTACGGAAACCTGCACTTTCTTGATTATTCGAGATGCATTATTTATCGCCACAATCCAAAATTCCTCGTTACGCAAACCACCTATTAACGGTTGCATCAGCTCGTATATATCCTTGCTTGAGAGAATTAGCCTACGTTCTACCTGCATAGACTGCTGTCTCTTATACATTTCTACTGCTGCAATAGCAACTTTCTTGCGTCCAGGCGTCAAGGATGCAAACAGCTTATCAAGGTCTATTTCTCCATTATTCCGTTCGACATCGGAAACAATTTGCCTGTTATTGGTAATCTCGTAAATAAGTTCTCTGTCGCTCATATAGCGGCAATCATTGTCGAATAAAGTATTCATAATTATAAATTTATAAGTTAAGAAATAATTGTTTTACCTAAAAAATAGCCGCCCAATACCTCAGCGCCTAACTTTTCCAAAGCACAAGCAAAGCGGGCGTAAGAATGCCCCTGCGTCAGTATATCATCAAAAAGAAGTACTCTTTTCTCATTGAAAAAGCTGCTGTCGAAGTTGATAACTTCCACATCCTGCACCGTCTTGCTGCTCTTTGTCTCATGGATGGCAAGACGTCCGCCCTCTATGGTGATTGCCTCGTATGCGTTCTTGCATCCTGTTAGCCGTGCCACTTCTTCGGCAAAGACCTTGTATCTGATTTCGTTTTTGTCTGCCGAACTTGCAGGAATACAAACGAACGTCACATTCTCACAATCCGCCCCGAACTGTCCCCGTATCTTCTTCGCTACGAGTTCCGCAACTGATACACTACGTTTACCGTCCTTAAAGTCCCATATCATCTTTCTGATTGCCCACTCACGTTTATTCGCCTCGTACTTAGTAGGTAAGTAATCGAAGAAGTTGAACATGAATTTAGACCACTGTTGCCGCCATGCTTCGGGAATGTTTCTTTTTGCTGTCATAACTTTAAAATTTTATGTTGAACCTTGAGCTCGTGGGTGTTAGCCTTTTTATTTGCTGTTTCCCTGATTGGAGCTTTTTTTTTCTGCGTCGCCTGTCGCTACGCGGTATGTTTCGCCTTTTTTACGCTGCATCAAAAGGTGTTGTAAGACACAGGAGCAAGTTTTTCAGAAAACCGTAGGTTCGAATACTACCCAACGGGTGGAGATTTTTTCTGAAAAACTTGAGCCAGTGACGTCAACATTTACCTTTGCAGCACAAAAAAGCGAAACTGCGTAGTGACTGGAGAAAGAAATAAAAGGCGAGAATCAGATAAAGGAAACAGCTGGAAATACATAGTTGCAAACTATACCGCTCTGCCCGGTCTTCCATTGCCAAGACAATAGCCTGCGTTGTTGCGGGGAATGGAAGACGGGGCGTTTCTTCCTGGTTACGGGATTATAATCCGGTAACCTCTGCGTGAACGCAAAAAAATCAAACAGAAAGCATCGCTTTCTACCGCTAAAACGCGAAAAATCCGTGTGGCAAAAATTCGGGTTGATTGTACCTAAGTACATCTATCAAGGCGGGTTTGCCACACGGATTTTTCGCGCGCCTGGTTCCTCATCAGGCGGACTCCCTTTCTAATCAGGGCATTTTTTGAACTAAAAATGTCCTGTCAGAAAAGATATTCCTCTGAATACCAAAAAGAAATCCCATCCCTGCGATAATTATCGGAGGGATGTAACAGCTTGCTGCCCGAGCCGCGCCGTCGTCCCGTTGCGGTCGCAGGTGCCGCCTCGGGTCGGAAATATGATAATTTTTTGTTACAAAATAATAAAAATACGTTAATTTTTCGCTATTCCTTACAAATATTGTAAATTATTTTAAATTTCCCCCTAAAACAGCCCTTGCCGCCCCCTCACGCATCAAATCCCACCCCTTACGATACCCTTCATATAAAAAGCCCTGCCATCCTCACGGACAACAGAGCTAACCCAACAGTAAAGAAAGAAATGATCAAACCACAGAGGCAGCGGATGAGCTTCGTCCCCTATCCCATACTCGCACAAACTCTTTTCGCATGGTGAAGTACTTCAGGGCATCCGTCAGATTCGTAGACTCTTTAGGCAGCCTGTGCGTAGGTAACTTATCTCCGGTCTTGAGCTTCACGGTAATGCTCGTACCCGTCTTCTCATTGCTCTTGATGGCCGTTCCGGTTACTTCCATCTCAGACTTGAGGTTCGGGCAGTTGTACTGGTCAATCAGCAAGGTAAAGAGATTACGCGCCAGGTTGCCACTAAGTAAGTCCATGAAGAACCGGTATTCCATGTTGCTACCAATGTTCCCCTGTCCCAAGCTCATCAGCTGTACCTGCCAGCCTGTACGCTTGCCTTCAGCATCAAACTCAATATTCTTCTTGATCTGTGTCGCCATATCAGCAGAGACTTTCTTATAATTATTCATTGACCGGTCATAATACAGCTTCAGTATCTTACGCTTGTGCGGGCGGAAGTAATATAGGAACTGGTCTGCCAGCTCACGCACACTATTAGGCGGAAGCGTATACAGTTCCTTCAGTATGCGCATTACATTGCCATTACGTTGGCCGAATACCATAGACAGCATATTACCGGAGTCCATGCCCGCCTCTAATGGCTTATTCTTATCCAGGTACCGGAGAACAGAACAATCCGGATTCCAACCGAACTCATGTTGCTCAATCACGTCATTCAGAAAGCCATCCGCATAGAAATGCTTCATTGCCAGGTTGCAATAAAACATCTGGCTGGCCTCCAGTTTCGGAATAACGGAAAGCACATTGCAAAGAAGACCTTCCAGCCCTTCAGCAAATTCATCGCTGAACCAATCTTCTCCCAATACATCAGCATTCACATACGAGGAAGAAATGAAGAAAAACGATGTGCCCCGGCGTGTCTTGATCCAACGTTCTTCCCACCGCTTCATATTCTTTCCGGCAAGTTGCATCGAGCGTTCAGCAGCATCCAGTTTCGAGGCTAAAGATGCATCAGAACGATAGGCAGCTTTCAGTTCCTTGTATTTCTGCAAGGAGGACACATATTCTTTTTTCGTCTCATTGTAGACAAAGCCAGCCCGCAGCATCAGCAATATTTTCCGCTTGTTATTCTGTTTGGCCAGCTTCAGTATCCAATCGTATTCGCCAAGATGGTTCGGGTCCGGCATATCCGTTGTCAGTGTACGGCTACGATACCAGACGCTATCGCCATATTTCACGCGGAAACCACGAACCGCCTTCAGCAAGTTCGTGAACTTCTCTTCCGGAAAATACTTCACCTCATCACCGAAAACACCGACATAGGAACGCCCGGCACCAATAGACGGCCTATCGAGCGAGATAAAGGTAAAGTTAAAGCCGGTATAGAATACCATTGTGTTTCGCCAATCCGTACAGACGTTGTACATGCGATCTTTCCACTCCTGAGGCGGCTCCTGGTTAATCACATAATGGATACCCATTTCCCACCCTAACATAGAAAGCCCGTCGATGAGAGACGGGATCACGTTTTTGTGCAAATCGGAGTAAGTATCAGCTACCCAAGCGAACGGCGCACCCTGACAATCCAAAGCTACTTCCTGCACACGTTCGGCCAACACCTGTACAGTCTTAGCCGAAGCACGCCCGGCAATCCAATACAGGGACCAGGGCATCATTATAGCTATGAGCTGCGCCATCCAGTTGGAAAAGCGCACTTCTACCTCATCCGATATCTTTAGTTTTTTCTTCCTGGTCATTCAGCATCTCCTCAAAGTCAATATCTACAATGTTAGCGTCTCGCTTCAGGCGGACTTTCTCCCTCTCAGGAAGGTCAACAGAATCTATCTGAGCAGCCAGTATCTGGCGGTTTGCCGCATCCAGTCCCACCGCTTCCGGATTAAGGTCGTATATCTTGATGGGCTTTTCGTCTATCTCTTTCGGTTTGACCGGATCAGGCTTATCCAGTTGTTTGATTTTAGCCGCCTGTATGTTGAGATTGCCGTACACCTCCATATCCTTGGAACTGACCGCATTTTGCAAAACGACCTGAGCAGCTTTCATCAGGTTGTCATACATGAGATTACGGTGCGCATTGTTCTCAATGGTATCATTGAGGTAAAACAGGTTAATCGCCTCACTGTACATCTTCCTGGCACGCATCCGCTCGACGTTGAACGGCTCGTGCATCAGGAAGGCAACAGCATTATCCTTGCCGTACTTCCGGTTAATGCCGACAAGTGCATAGAGGGCATTGTAGTAGTCCAGTTCATCAGCCGTCAGCTCCATAGTGCAACCGGACGCTATGTAGTCCTGCAATGTGTCAAAGTAAGATTTATCGAACATCAGCCTATATCATCAAAGAAAACCTTGTTAATGGAATTGCGATATCCCGTCGCCTGGCGGAATTTATCAAACCGTTGCGCCTGGGTCACATTGTCTCCGGTTTCGGCACTGGCAGACATTGCCAGCCCTTCCTTAGCCCGCTGTACAAGCTCGCCACGTTCGTAGTGAAACTTCAACGGAGAGCCAACCAGGTTAAAGTACCATAGAAAATCATTCACGGGGATATTATAATACATGGCGATTTGCTTCGGCTCATAGCCGATGCCTGCCAGGTGCTCGAACTCATCCATATCAATCCGGTCATACCATGGCGGGTCTTTACGCCATTTGACCAATTCGTCCGCTACGAAACTCATACACTTCTTTGTTTTTTAAAAAAACATATTGTTCTTCCATCGCATTCTCACCATAATTGCCTGAACCTTCGACCACGAAGAAACCTGTGGACGTGTCCAGGCAGGTTATTTTTTTGTGGCTCCAGGCGAATGATAATTCAATCACTCCATCCTGATGGAGCTGTACCAACCGTTCAAAAATCTTCGGCATACGGAATTTTATCGTTTCCGAGATGTGGAGATGAATGCTGCCTATCAATTCCTTTTCGCGCCATCTCAACAAAGCGTTTATAATGCGCTCATTGGTGGAATACGTGGCGATATAGAGATGATTAACCCGTCCGGCATACCTTATCAAGTAAACGATAAAAGTAAAGGCTGTGAAGCTCTTTTGCGTTTCTATAAAAAAAGCCTCGTTATCGCCGGGCAGACGCCCGCATAATTCCTTCAGACTATTCAGTTTGAAAGTCAGCATGGTTTCAAACCGTCTGGAGAACAGGCGGGAATCTGTCATTTCCTGCCTGAGTTCCTTCAGGCTGAAGTAATAGCTCATTCCAATAGGCGATTAATATCATTCAGTTCTTTCTCATAACCAGCTAACCTCTCCCGCCGTATCGGGTCCAAGTGCGGTTTATCTCCCTTCGCTATCTCTGATTTGACGCGCCAAATGTTGTTTTCAACCTGGCGCTGGCGACGGATCAGTTCCTTGACCGGTAACTGAAGAAGCTCGCTTCTCCGGCGAAACTCCGCGAATGCAGGATGTTTCCCCAGCAGAGAATGATGTACCTTGTAATAGTTCAACTCTTCCCATATCATACGGTTCTCAATGTAGTTATCTATCAAATCCCGGCTGACATCCGCACATTGCTTCAGCGAAGTACAATCCCTAAGTTGTGCGTGTAACCGCACATAGGCATGATATTTATTGAACTTGCGGGAAGCAAGCGTTTCCAGTTCTATGGGGCAGTCCGGATCATTCAGGAAAGCGAACTCTTCACGGAAAGAATTCGGTTCTTTCCGTGAAGACAGCTCCGGCAGTGCTCTTCATTCTTCGAAGATGGACGGTTCCGGAAACATCTGTTCCAAGAACTTTTCTAACCAGGCAGAATGTCCGGTAACGGTATTGTTCAGGAACACTTTTTTCTGGAGAAGTTCTTTTGCTTTCTGTTCGTTCGGATTCCGGGATACAATAGGCAGTAAGAATTGGTCTGTTTCCCAATCCAAGACAACAGGATATGCCGGGAAAGGCTGGAAATTGAAATAGAGAGATGAAAACAACACTCCCGATTCTGCTTCCGGGAAACGTTCCAGCATATCCTTCAGTCTAAACTTCTCAAATAAAACCGGTGTATGAGTACCATAATTCAGTTTAGGTAATCCGAATTTATCCAGCAGCATAACGGTACGGCTCATATTCTCGGCATACGTACCTTTGAATTTTTCCGGCTTCAGTTCACCCAAAACCTTTGGTATCTCTATATGCGCCAATGATACCCGATTAACCAGGTAGATGTCATCATTCGTCCAAATGAAACTCTCTGTCACTTCAGGCGATTCAATGGCCAACTTCAATTTCTCCATGGTATCAATCTGCGGATTATCAGATGTACGCTGATGTTCAATGACAGTCACTTCTTCACTGAACCAATCTTCGCGATCACCGATAATCACCAGATTGGCAGGAAAGCGAGCATTGTTATACCAGGAACGAAGGGCGAAAATCAATTCTCTGCCTTGAGCAAATTCTTTGCAATAAGGAATTACCACGGTTGTGTGATCCTGGGCTTTTTTCTCCAGTACTGGCGATTCATCAGCAAGGGCATCACTTACCTGTACTGATCCGGATTCATTCACCTGTATTTTCACAGTTTCTACTGTTTCTACTGTTTCCACTTCTTTCACGTCTTTAGATTTAGACGATGTTTTTTTTGTTGTCATAGCTTTAATTTTTTAAAAAGAGACGTATGCCAAAGCACACGCCTCTCACCACATAACCTATCCAAAACCAAATCACAATCCACTACCACCGGAACCGGCAGTCAAGCCCAGAACTGCATTGATTTCTGCATTATCAGTTGCAGGAATCAAAGACTTTTCGATGCGCCCGATAGTAGCACCGCGCAATGAAGCTGCAAGATTGATCGTATTCTTTGCACCTTCTTTGCTGTCCTGGCTGTCAGCCTTAGACATCTTCAACGGGGTGCATGGTGTACCTGCTATCTTAGCATCATCACCGGAACAATCCATAACGATGGCTCCCATGTCCTCATTAATATTGTTGTTAACAAACTCATCCAATTCAATACCTGCGCCTGGATGCTCAAAATCTACATGAGGTATAAAACCACGTGCATCATCTTCCCCCTCACTTGTATGATAGATGTTGATGGTGGAGTCTGTTGCATAAACAGCAATAGGCTTTTTGCCTGTTGCCATCTTGAACTTGGTTACACGCACCCCTTTCTCATCACGCTCGTGTTCAGCTACATCTTTCCAGAGAAAGAGAATGATAAACGACTTTTTACCCTTCGGGCGACCGGCATTCGATGACTTCTTAGGCACCGATACCATTTTATATGCTTCATCAGCCATAATTAACCTCCTTAATTTTTAGATTAAAGACCTCCACTTTGCGAATCGGAAGAACTTCCCGATTCTTCTGATCCCGGTGCAAGTTTATTAACTAATTCTGTCGGCAAATAAGCAAAAATCGCTTCTGCCAACCAGAATCCCACACCTTCACGCCATTCTCCGTAAATCTTGGCCGCATAATCCTGGGTAGCCATACGCAATTTCTGATTCTGAGGATTACGAGACATCAAATGACGGAAATTCTCTTTAGGAGTAATGAAGAAAGCACCGGAACCGCGCATTCCCTCAAGTCCCTCAAATACAAACTTCGTATAATCAACTTTCACCTTTTCACCATCTTCATTCTTGGTGGTCTTATACTTATCACGATAAGCACGGGAATATTTCAGAATGAAATCCGGGTCTGCATGAATAGTCAACTTCTTATTCTTATAAAGCGGAGCCACCTGATCAACCGCATTCTCCACATCCGTCACAAGTGCATCTCCTGTCCCAAAGGTTTTACCGTCAAACAACAAATTAATACCTTCTTTATTACCACCTTGTTTGATACGGCACAGTTGGGTAAGATAACCGTCACATACCTGGTCCGCATCGTTTGCTACGAACTTGCCATCTTCACCCTGTGTCGGTTCCTTATACTGTCCCACAGCAAAAGCCATTTCACGCTCTTCGTCCAATTTGGGTTTAACCAACTGTTCAATGATATAACGTACAATAGGCATGTCTTTCGGGTCAAGATTTTCATCATACAGATATCCGAGAACCTCATCGATCAAGTCAGAAGGGATAATCTCAACATTGATCTTCATCGGATATTGTTTGATTGTCAACGGAGTAAACTTCGTTTTGCCCTTAGGGGTCCATTGCGGTGTAAATGATTGCAAAACAGATGTGATATGAGAGTGCGTCGCACGTACCTCAAATTTATCTGTAATCATAGTCGTCATATACTGAAGGGATGAAGTCGTTCCCATCAGCGAACGGAAAATCTCCATCTTTTGAGAACTGATATAACGGCCGAACTCTTTATGCAATTCTTCCGTATCAATGGTATCATTTCCCGTATATGAAGCAGCTTCCGGACGCCCATAATGAGCAGCTTCAAGATATTTGTTCATGTTCAGCGACATGTCCGGCTTAAACGTTTTCGTCATATCAGTATTTCCTTCCACATGAATACCTGCATCCTTAGTTTCCTCTTTTCCCAACTTGGCAATTTCAGCATCTTTCTCTGCTATCTTAGCATCTAAAGCTGCAATCTTCTCACGAGCCTCTTTCAGTTCCTTGGCATTTTTATCACGATCTGCCTCCAGTTGCGCCTTCACTTCATCGGTAACGGCTTCCTCAGCAGTCTTACCACTTTTTTCAAATTCCTCCAGGTCTTTTTTAAAGACTTCGAGGAATGTTTTACCGTACTTTTCTTCCAGCTGCTTTTCCTGCGTAGAAAGAAGAACAGACTTACCATTCTTGTCTTTCGCAAATGCAGAGATATTCAGGAATGAAAGTACCACACTCATCACTTTTCCAAACATAACTTTACGATTTAGAATTAATATATTCGTTAATACATGCCTCTTGAGGTATTTCTCTTGCCCGCTGGATTGCAAAGTCTAAAGTACCGATGGCATCGGCCAGGCCCATAGAAATTGCATCCTTTGCGTAAAACATACGTCCGCGCAATAAACCTGCCGCATCCAGCTTCAGCTTATTACCACGATTCGCTTTCACGTTCTCCTGGAAGTCACGTGCCAGCGGGTCCAGTTCTTCTTCTTTAATCATCTCATACTTGCCTTCCTTAGCCATTTCGAAGGGAGCATTCTTATAATCCGATAGATTTGAATAAATGGTATGGACTTTCACACCTTCACGCTCGTAATACTTGGCGTAATCCGGAAAGCTCATCATCACACCGATTGATCCGAACTCGGAAGATATCTGATTCGACGCTATGATTTCATTGCTGTATGATGCAATGTAGTAAGCCGCAGAAGCGCAGAGGTCACAATGCGCTACTACGGACTTACCCTTTGATTGCGCATACCGGATGGCATCAACCAGCGGAGCGATGGCATCGACACTACCACCGCCTGAGTCTATATCAAGCAAAACAGAAGAAATATTCGGGGATTCCGCAGCCTGACGGACAATATCCGCCAATTCGGTAGCACCATAGCTGCAATAGGTACCGTACTTCAGTAGGGTACCATGAATAGGAATAATGGCCGTGCTGTCTTTCGGAGCGTCAGAGAAACCGTTCCCGGATTTCGTTTCTTTCGCACCGGTGGAGAGCAGAACCGGTATAGGTTCTACATCGGAGCGCTTTGTTGCATCTTCTTTCGTGATGCCGCGCTCCAGTAATTTATCAACCAGTATAAGGTTGGCTTCCACATCGCGGAAAGAGATGAACCACTTCCCACGGCAGACCGCACTATATAATGAAGAAAATGCCATTGTTTTGTACCTTTTAAATCCGGTACAAAATTACAATGGCAGAAACCGCTTAAAAGGACTCTAAAACTTTTGCCGGTTCCGGACTGGAGCGCTTAAAAGAGAGTGTCAGCTTCGCCGGATCACCACTGCGCTCCATTGACACATGTACGGGAAACTCATCCGTACCGATCACTTTCTTTTCTCCATTCGTTAAGCCGATCAACAGCAATCCATCAACGGAGAATAAAGTACGAAGTTGACTCTCCATAGATGAAGACGTATCCGTCACCGTTGCTTTCAACTCCTGCTCGACGGGTTTTCCAACCTCTTCCCGGCTTTCTTTCCATTCTCCGGATGAGACGTTAATGGATACCCATGTGCCATGCACCTGTAATTTGTCACTTCCCGGTACATTTCTAACCTCTGCATCAGGCAGTGGTAGAAAAGACATTGCACAAAACTGCGATCTTTTGTTCTCAACGCTCATTTTTACTTAAAGTTTAAGTGATATTTAATTGAAAATCTGATTTTTAATTAGAATTTAATTGGTTAAATAGTGTTATTCAAATAAGGATAATTGAATCTCTCTATTCACCTCCCTTGTCATCCGCTGCCGGTTACGATAATCGTACTTCTTCACCGCGTCGTAATTCAGCGCATTATTCTTGATGTTGTATGCCATGAGAAAGGCCCGGAGAATCTTATCCTGCTTAAAGCCTTTCTCGTATCCGGTCACAAAGTATTCCCTGACCCGGATGCGGAAAGAGGCTTCAATATAGTCCTGGAGCATTCTCTGTTTCCATTCGGGAATATAGATGAAATTCTCTTGCAGGATATAGTGATTCCACTCCTTAACCGGAAGGAACAGCGTTATCGGATTATCTTTTATCGGCAACTTCGGCGGACGGTCCGCAACTGTTACCATTGCCTGGATGAACTTGCCGATATCATTAGCGGATGTCACAGTCACACCTTCGTCTGTGCGGGAACACCCGAACTCATGATAAAGATAATCATGGAGATAAGGCTGAAGTTCAATTATTACATTAGGTTTCATGCGGTAATGGATTGATTGTTATGCAAATATAGCAATTATAATTGTTTATATTCTCAATTTTCATTGAATTAGGCCACTACAAGTAACCGATTTAAACAAACAAACCAAAAAATAACATTTTCCGATACTCTTCCGCTTTCTCTGTAACTGCTGAATATCTTTTTGCCCAGAAATTTCTGCAACTTTGTAACCTGTTACAAAATGAGCATAAACAACTGATTATCAAAACTAATACAAGGTTACAAGAAAACGGTTACAGTTTTTTGTTACCAATACACTTTGTAACTTTCAGCCAAAGTCAGGGTATTTAAAGGGAAAGTTACAAACCCTTTTTTTTTGTAACCTAATTTTGTAACCAAGTTTGTAACTTTGTATCTTCTTATTATTTAAGTTTTTAAACCTCTTTTCAAACATCGGTTACAGAGTTACAAAAATTTAGTAGAAAAATGGAGAAAGGTACGGAAACCGAGAAACCGGTGCCGGGATACCTGCCCTTTATTAAAAGTAAAAGCCACGGACAAAATGTGCCCGTGGCTTTTCAAATACCAGCTTGTAACCGTGTTACGCCTTGGCCATAGCCTTCCGAAAGTTCTCCGGAAGCGGTTTTCTGCGTAGTTTGGCATAATCATCACTTGTCTCATAGTCCATCCAGTGTTGGCCAGCAGCCAGGAAAGCTCCAACTGTCACCAGCAGCCACGGAAGTTTGTCTTCCGCCTCCTGCATCTTCATAATAGTACCAGGCTTCATTATCTCCAGATAATCATATACCTGCCGAGCGTAGGCATAGAAGCCGGATATGCCCATCAAACCGGGTAGCCATTTATCATATCTGCGTATCATGTCAGAATGGGAGATTTCCATCTTTATCTATCTTAGGTGAAAAAGCACCTGGCTTCTCCAACGTGCGCAGGTAAATCATCTCTTTTGTCTGGCCATCGACCTTCTTCAGAAGGCGACCAGTGGAGTTCAGCATCTCTTCCGGATTAAGTGCATCAATATACGGACATAGTTCTGTAAAGCCCTTCAAAGCCTTTGTGAAACGCTGCATAGTCCAATATGATTTAGGAACCTTGGAGAAAGCAATGAAGTCATCATAAGCGATATCACGCTGAATGTATTGATTCACATGCTCACCTTCTTCAGCAAAATAGCTGTATGCCCAATCCTCAAAGTTGGTGCCCATATCAGCCTTATATTTACGCTTAATAATATTATCCATTGGCGGCTGTACTTTGATACCTTGCTCCGCCATGGAGAGATAGAACTGCAAACATTGGGCGAAGAAATTAAGGTCCCAGTTCCAATTTTCTTCACTATAATCATTCGTCATCAGGTTATGACCGAAGTCATCACGGATGCCACGTGTCTCCAAATAATCGTTATCGGCTGTTTTTTCGTGATAATAGTCGGAGAACACCATATACAAGAGACGTGCATTCGTCGATGGGTCAAAATCACGAGGAACAAAATTCGTAGTAAAACCAAATTTGGGAGAGATATCGAACTCGATAAAGAACGATTTATTGTTCTTCGGGTTCACTGTCATTCCGGAAGTGATATTATCATAGAACTGAGACACCGGAAGATATTTGTCGCAGTCATCAACCAGGACAAAATCCGTATGCTGATCCACTTGGTCATACACATGCGGGTTATCCAGCAGCTTCGGGTTTCGTCCGGAGAGATTAACGGTTCGCATAAAGAACCGGAAAGACTTAAAGAGGAAAGATTTACCACTGCGGCCATTACACTCGCCATCCTCACCAATCTTGTTGTCCATGGCGTAAATCGCCCAAGCGCGTGATGGCGATTTATAGCGATGCAGGTTGTAGCCTATTGCATACATCTTATTTAGGAGGTTCAGTTTTTGCTCATGAATTTCTTCCGGAGAAAGCAGAGGCCCGGCAATATCAAACTTATGGGCGGCACGGTATTGATCAGCTTCAGTAACTCCCTTGTTTTCCCATGCAGTCTCTAATTCTTTCCGCCAATGTACGCGGCTTGTATTAATGAGATAATTCAGAAAACAGCTCTTGTGTTCTTTGACAGTGAGGTCAAAGACATCAAGCCCTTCAGCATCGAGTGTATGCTTGTACTCAAACATAGGCGGCAGCACATTCACTTTATGAGGGATAACCTTGTTATCCCAGACGCTACGCCCGTCCATCAACTGGCCCTTATGCTCTGTTATGCCATTTTTGGTCACTTCCCACGTCGATTGGGAAAAGAACAAAAATTGACAGTCTGGCGTGTAACTGGTAAAGTCCAGGTTGATTTCATCCAACTGCGACAAAGAGGATTCTCCGGTGCGAGGAGAATTTAAAATAAGATTGCGTATATCCACCGGAAGGAAGCGTTCCACCGCAAACCTCTTCAGGAAAGCGTTTATATCTTTCGCCTTTATCTGACGTACTATGCAACCGTCCATCCGGATATACTTAGTATCATCGGTATTCTCATCTTTCAGGGTATTGAAGCCATTCAAAGTAAGAAAATAGTGCAGATAGGCAGTGTTGATATCGTAAGTCTCTTTTTTACTTCGCTCACTCCAAGCCTTTGTCCAGAAACGTGCAGGCATGGCCAGTGTCAATAAGTTCCGGAAGTCTTCATTTTTAGGGCGCAAACCCACAAAGTCACGAAAATCTTTGCGGGGTTTGCCCCTGTTGTCCCGATAACCGGATAACCAGGAAGGTAGCCATACCGTATGGATATCCAGAAATCGGAGTGCAAGTTCCCGACCTTTACGGATGCCGGTGGAATCAATATCCGGAATATTATAAAGTATCTCCACATATTTGTATATCTCCCTGATTTCTTCTTCCGTCACTTTATAAGTCTCGGAATTAAACCATAGCGGATGATAACCAAGAGCACGAACACAAAGCGCATCACGTTCTCCGGAACAGATGAATGCCTCCGGAAGTTTCTTTTCCTTGTATTGGGCATCCTTATCCTTTGCTTCATTCTGAAATTTCTTTTCTTCCTGAGCATTATAGTCTCTATAAGCCTTTTGCAGTTCACGAAACCCATTGATATACAGCTTAGGCTTCACGCCATCAGGCGTGTAGCTGAATCGCCATTGCTTGTCAGGGTTCAGAGGCTCGTATATCTTATAGAATCTCACCGTCTTCTCCGGATCAGAATTTTCGGTAACGACACACTCACGCATCAATATCGGATAAGTGGGTGTCGTATATTTGGTTGTTACCTCCCGGTTCCGGACATAAGATATGGATTTAGCCACATGCCAGTGCAGCGCATCAACGTGTTCCTGCTTCACTCGCGGGCCAAGTATCTTCAGCTGCTCATCGGTGAACTTATCTTCCAGTTCAAAAGGTCTACTTCCTTCCTTTTCGTCTTCGGTGGCCGGGCGCTTCCGGATATCCGGCTTATTAACGGATCGCTTCAGCTCATCTGTCACATTATACCTGGAGGCAAGCAGAGCAATTGCTTCAGGGAAGCGAATATTCTCTTCATACATACAAATATCCACAGGACTCATGGCGGTACCTGAATCACCGAAGTCAGTGACCTTGTAACATTCCTGGTACTTCTTGATGCAGGCGGACGCATCATCTTCATCCGGTCTACGCTTGAATTTTTTCTTATTGTCTACGCAATCCTCAGCTTGAGGATAATAATACAGGATGATGTCTAATCCGTCGCGAGAGGCTGCGTAGATATCGGTAGCTTTAATCATAATGGAGTGAATTTGTGGCAAAGGAAAACATTTGGTTGAGGATATGACAGGACATTATTCTGTCTCAAGTGCAGTATCTATCACTGTTGCATTCATTCCATTCAACATATACAACAATGTATTCAAGTGATATCCATGATGCCCTTTTAGATTTGTGGGATTATCACCGGTTATGTTGATGGTTGCCTCTCCCTTGTCGTGATTGTAATCTATATTGGCAAACAATACCTGGTTATTCTCTCCCTCTACTGTAATCTTACAATGCTCTACCACTGCTCCCAGTTCTTCCTCCGGATGCCAACATTTATCCTTTACTCCCTTCTTCTTCACTTCATAGCGAAGATGTTTCTTGCCATTCAATTTAAAGAATGCGCTATCTGTGATGACGCCTATCGAGTTGTCTTTAAGAAGACGTACTTTTGTTCCTTTTCTCATGAGTTATTCGTCTGATTCATTATTCTGTTCTTCGATCTCAAATTCGGCTTCTCCCTCTGCAAACTCACACATTGCGAGCACATCAGTCGCTGTTACACCATCACCCCAATCGGTGAATATAGAACCCCTATCGGTATTCCATGTGATAGTTAATACTTTCTTCATTTTTGTAGGGATTTGAATGATTCCTTTACTCGTTTCAATGCTTCTATCAAATTATCGACCTGCTCTTCTGTAAAGAAGTCCACATACGCTTCTGAGCAATCCTCAAATGGTTCATCTTCGGTATCGTATATTTGCATTTGAGCACTGGATGGGAACATTTTGCTTTCAGATTTCGTATAGCCCAATAATGCTATATGTTTGGCATAGCCAACACGTACTATTTCATTTTCCATACTATTCATTTTTTATATGACTTACGTTAATTGATTTAATGATGTATTATCAAAATATTCACAAGCAACATCATCAACTTTTGCAGCATTTTTACCGCCTAAACAACATTCACAAAAAGAGTCACAATCGCCGCAATGGTGTGTCATAACATCAGAATATTTTATACTTGTACACGTCCCATACTCAGGAGGTGTAAGATTACGTAGACAAATCGGTTCACCGTCTTCGTTTATTTGACAATGAGTACAATATTCACAATCAAAATGTGCCATAATGTTCCTTTCTTTATTGTTTAGAATTACTTCTTTAAAATCTTTTTAGCAGCAGTTTCAATGACT